CAGCTTGATAGTGTTAAACTGTTCGTCAGTGGTCTTTGCCTTGATATAAGGAATCAGGAAAGCAGTAATCAGAGAGAAGATCAGGGTCAAAACTGCGGTGATGATAGGGGTAAGATCAACCATTGTAAAATCCTCCTTGTTCGTTAAAAGATTGTTCGGACGGTTCGATGTTGTAATGCTTCATTAGCTTTATACGATTTTCGACCTTTGCTTTGGAGTAGTAGAAGCCTGTCCCGGTTGCGGTCTCTGCGGCAACTGCTGGAATGAGATATGCCATCGGAGAGAGGTCACAGGTTCGCCACATCATAATAAGCGAAAATACTATCACCACTATGTTGATGGAAAAAACTGCGACCACGATTTTCTTTGAAAACTCCCAAACGGGCTTTTGCTTCTTTCGTTTTCTGCTTGCCATCAGGTTTTCTTTGCATAGTCAAGGGAAATCCAGCCAGCCCCGGATTTCAGCTTGCCCCACTTGGTAGCACCCTGACCGTCCGCTTCGGCAACGATGGTATAGACACCCGGCTTGATAAAGCCGTTTGTTCCATAGTTCGTACCGGCTCCCTTGCGGATATAAAGGTCAGTGACAGTAACTCGTACAGTGTAGGGGGTGAACGGGGTGGAAGTGCCGCCTTTCTCGTACACAACATTGCCGCTTTCGTCAAAGACCTTGTAGTTGGGGTTCTTGTCCACCAGAGCTTTAGCGTTTGCCAGATTGGAGAACGCACCGAGCTGACTCTTAGCGTCAGACCAGCTCTTACGCACTCTGTAAAGCGTTTTTGTGGTAGGGGGTGTAGTTGTACTACCTCCACCAGAAACGCCGCTCAGACGCTCTGTGACGGTCTTGGCGAGGTCTCCCATGCGGTTGTACATCCAATCGCCGGGACAGCTCTTGTTGGCAAACCAGCGGTGAACGGTAAGTACCATTTCATTCGATTTGGGAGAATAGTTCAGAGTCTTGGTCTTATCGCCCAGCCACAACAGGGTGTTCTTTCCGTTGCGCTTGCAAATGTCCACGCACAGCTCAATCAGGGCGTTATACACAGCCGTGTTGAACGCATAAGGAGCGGTGCTGTCAGACGCACATTCGATGGTGATTGCTCGTTGGTCATTTTCGCTGGAAGACGAGCACCAGCTACGATTTTTTTCCTCCACACAGAGGGCGATCTTCCCGTCCTTACCGATACCGTAGTTACAGCTTGCTTCTCTCCCTGCCGGGAAACAGGCGCAGATACCCTCTGCTGTAAGCTGTCCCACAACACAGTGCGGAGTGATTCTGTCAATGCTGTGGGTTCTCTGCCCGGAGTGATTCGGACTGAGACTGGTGTACTTCACCAAAGGACTGTTTGTGTATGCCATGATAAATTCCTCCTTATAATGTTCAGATTGTCAATCGTCCGATGTTCAGTTTTCCTGTTCATTGGACGAAGAACTCAGGAAATCATGTCTCCGAAGCCGTTCATCGTAGGAGCGACTGATATTTGCAATGGCGTGAACAGCACGATTGTTTTTGTAATCTTTGTGTTCACGGCAGTATCGCTCGTAAAAGTCAATATCAGCCAAAACGTCAATGAACTCCTCTTTAGTGTGAGAAATATCTCGCAGAAGCTCATTGTTGAACCTGAGAATACGAGCACGGTGTTCATCTGCGTTTCTCGCTTCATTGGCTTTCGCATGGTCAGCCAAATCTTTTTTCACGGATTCCAATTCTTTCAACACATCTGAGTTGATAGCTCTCCCAATAGCCTTTGCAATCGCAGACCAAGGGTTGATTTTGACGGGGGCGATTTGAACGATGGTCATCAGAAACAGGAGCGCACCGCCCCCATAACTTATAATTTCTTCAATACTCATGTTTCCTCCATAACATCAGGTTTCGGTTATTCGGTGTACGGTTCCCATCCATCGGGATACTCGTCAGGAGACCAAGTGTTTCCGTCAATGGTGGAGCGGTACAGCTTGCCGTTGTAACTCACAATATCTCCCTTGTTATAAGCGTCATGCGATCCAGTGGGCTTAGACCAAATCGGATAGCCACTATCGTCAAGACCAATGGGAGTGTACAGTGCAGGAACGCTGTCAGGAGTCCAATCTGCCTGAGAAGTGTGGTCTTGCACCACCCTATAGAGCTGTGGGTCTCCAACACCGTTTACGCCATAAGTGAGGTATTCGTCCTTTTTATAGGCGGCACCAATCACCCAAGGACGGTAAAGCGCAACACACACCAATGCCGTTTCTTCGTCAAGGCTCGCACCGGCATAGTCCATGGCTTCACGGATTGCTTGAGCCTGTTCAATCAATTTCTTGCTCATTCTCTCACCCCCACAATTTCCAGAGCTTCTTTCATGTCCTGCACGATACTTGCGCCCTCGTTGATCTCAAGGGTTCTGCCGGTAATGAGCCAATCGTTCAGATTGCCCTCGATTTCCTCCCTCAGACCTTCTTTCTCAGCCAGATGGAAGGTGTACTCGTCATACTCGAACATGGAGACCTCCTGCTCGGTCATTTCATCGACCTCGGCAATCTCCTTAATGTTCTCCCGCAGACGGACTTCCACATATCCCGGCATGGGTGCAAATACTTCGATGTCAAGCACATTGGGCGAGACATTTCCTTTTACTCTCATTGCTGACTACCTCCTTTAACTGTTTGATGTTGACGGTTTCGTAATACTTTTTCTTCATGGCGTAGGAATCAGTGTGCTTGAAACAGGCACTACGGGATAAGAACCCGGAAGCCATTTTGTATGAGACAGGGAGCTTCTTCCGTTGCAACTTTTGGATAAATCTGCTCTGCCGCATAAGTGCTAACGCCCTACGCTTTCGGATGGTGGTGAATCCAATACCGAAACATCTGCCAACGAAGTCAATTTTTCGTCCTTTGCGTCCGGTCTTTTCCCTCTGGTACTGCTGAATACGAAACAACTGGTAATCGTGCTTTACCGACATACCGAGTTCTTCCACGAACCGAACAATGTCGAAAAGAGCTTTTCTCAGCTTTCGCTTGTTGTTATCTATCAAAACCAGATCATCAGCATAACGAACATAATGTCGGATTCTGTGTTTTTGTTTGATAAGATTATCCAGCGGTTGCAGGTATAGTTCTGCCAGCCAAGGGGAAGTATAATTTCCGATAGGAAGTCCGGGACTGTGGGAATCAATCACCTTGAAAATGATTTGCAACGCCTTTTCGTCCTTGATCTTTTCTCGTAGACGAGCTTTCAGCTTACCGTGAGGAATAGAGGGATAAAATTTGCTTATATCCATCTTCACACAGTATTTTGCGTGTTTCTTATCCCGTACAGTAGCTCTTTCCACACCTTTGCAAGCAAGGTCGATTCCCCGGTTGGGAATGTTGGCACAGCTCCAATGATAGGACGATCTTTCGATAATGGGCTTTAGAATCTGCATGATAGCATGGTGAGCGCATTGGCCAGGATAAAATGCCGGTACTTGCAACTCCCGTTCTTTCCCGGATAACCCGTCTTTGATAATACGGGTCTTGTACGGAGAAAGAAAATCCATGCGAATCAAGCGTTCCGACAGGTCATTGGCGTAATATTCCAAATTGTCGAAAACCTCTTTCACCATTTTTCTGTTTTTCTTCTTGTGAGAAGCGTTGATGATAGCCAGCCGACAGTTATCGACTGAAACTATCTGTTCGTATAAAAAGCCGAAGCGTTTCATTTGCTTTTGTTTCTTATAGGGCTTTCGAGAGTAAACCTACTAACCCTATCCCTCCAAACTATTTTTTACCAATGGGTACGGCGAAACAGTATTCGATGAATTTTACCGTTTAACAAAAGTAGGCGAGAGCCAATGTTCGTGTTGGAATTAGACGAAGTGTTGTTCAAATTAGCCGTAAAGAGACCACAATTCGAGCCATTATTCCAATTACCGCCGTGTTGGAACACTCGCTTTTACTGTTCGCCTTAATGTGTTTTGATCTTCTACAAAGGAATACTCACCCGCCTATGTGGGGGAGGGGAATCCCCCACACCCCCTCAGGAGGGAATATAAAGCAGGCGAGAGCCAAAGTCCGTGCTGGAATAAGACGAAGTGCCGTACAAAGNAGCAGGCGAGAGCCAACGCTCGTGTTGGAAAAAGACGAAGCGCCGTTCAAAAGAGCCGTAAAGAGACCACAAAACGAGCCAATAACCCAATCACCGCCGCGCTGGAACACACGCCAACCCGTGGAAGA